CTGCTAACGACACTGCGTTTCTCACTACTTGTGTCGCAGCTGCAAACGCATGGTGTTTTAGGCGTCGAGTTCAGGCTGGTTACCACGACAGTCTCACGACAGTCCCTGACAGTTCCGTACTGCTTGGAGCGACGCTTTATGCGGCTGGCTTATACAGGGAACGTGGCACAACTGGAGACAGTTATGCCTCGTTTAATGACATGGCTGGACCACCGCTAATGACCTTGGGTCGCGTGAATCAGTTGCTCGGCGTCAAACGCAGTCAGGTGGCTTAATGTGGCAGGAATTTTCACAGACACCATCAACACGGTGTCAGCGTCGCTCACCGCGTTGGGACTCAAACCAGTCACCGATCCGCGCAACGCACGACCGCTCACAGTGTTTGTCGAGTTACCAACATTCACTTGTTTCAACAACCAAATCGCAGACATCACAGTTGATCTCAGAATCCTTGGCGCGCCACCCGGCAACAGCGACTCCGCGAACTACATCCTTGAAATCGTTGACACAATTATGAACAGCCCAATCGCCGTTTTGAGTGGTAACCCGTCGCTCGCTCAAATCGGTTCGCAAGAACTACCCGCATACGACCTAACAATCAGAATCGCTTCCAAGCGCATCCCATAAAGGAAACAATCATGCCCACAACAAAAACCGTTTACTTGTCCAACCCAACCGTCACCATCGGTGCCGTGGACGTCACTCAGAACACCTCTGCGGCCAGCCTTGAAATTGGCTACGACAGCCTCGAATCTACGACCTTCGGCGATACCGGGCACCGTTTTGTGTCGGGCCTCCAAATGGTGAACGTCACCTTGACGATGTTCATGAACTACGGCACTGGCGAAATTGAAGCCACCCTGTTTGATCAGGTTGGCGACGGAACCACCACTCTGGTCATCTCACCAGCGGGCGCGAGCGAGTCCGCAAGTAACCCCGAATATACGATCAGTAATGCCATGTTGGCCTCATTTACGCCAATCGTAACGACCGTCGGAGAGCTCAGCCAAGTCAGCGTGTCCTACACTGGCGGCACTTGGGTTCGCGACATCACCCCGTAATCAACAAAGAAAAGAGACCCCGACATGATTGGCATGACATTAAAAGTAGAAATGGCAGACGGTGAAACATTCGAGGCACCGATCACCTACGGAGTTGCGTGCAGATGGGAAGATCACCATCCGACGCTCTCCGTGGGCCGTTTCTTAGAAGACATGAAATTCAAGCCTTTAGCGTGGTTGGCTTGGGATGCGTTACGAACAAAAAAGATTGTGGTGCCGTTGTTTAGCACTTGGGTAGAAAACGTCATGGATATCACGTTCCTCCCAAAAGCCAAACAGGGCCCGCAGGACGAGCCACAAACCTGATCGCGCAGCTCGCTGTTCGGACAGGCATCAGTCCATTGGATTTGATGGAAACACCAGCCCAGATCATTGACGAAATGGTCAGGTTGATAATCGAGCAGAACGAGAGCAAACGATGAAAATTCAGGTGAAAGGTGTTGCCGAGACAATGCGCGAACTCGGAAAAATCAACCCTTCTCTGAAACGTGAATTGAACAAAGACATTCGCAAAGTCCTTAAGCCAATGCTCACAGAAATTACACAGTCAATTCCTACACTTGCACCGCTCCCCGGCATGATTCACAACGGGCGCACAGGTTGGAACAACCGCAAGAACCCACTAATCAAGATTGACATGCGTAAGCCCCGTAGAAACCTCAATGAGCCTCGTATGAGTGTTCCTGTTAACATTGTTCGTATTACGACCAAGGGCGCGCCTGTGGCGATTGTAGACATGGCTGGCAAGGCTGGAGGAACAAAATCTAGGCGCGACGCTAAATATCAGCGACCTAACTTTGCTCGTGATCTACCGGGCGAACCCTCGCGCTATATGTGGCGTAACGCTGAAAAAACTCTTGCTAGTGTTGAGCGAGAAATGAATGACACAATTGAGCGAGTAGTTCGTAAAGCCAACATTGAACTGGCAAAAAGGAACCCGTAATGGCAATCAACATTCCGATCATTACCAGCCTTGAGGACACAGGCATTAGAAATGCCAAAGCCGCTTTTGGTGATTTTAAGGCTGCGGTTCGTGATGCTGAAGGTGGGCTAGGAAAGTTTAAGGCTGGCTCAAAAGTTGCTTTAGATACTGTTGCCGCTAATGCCGCCCTATTTGCAGTTGCGGCTGGTGCCTCAGTCGGTAAATTTGTTGCGGACGGAATTCAAGCGTTTGCAGACCTAGCATTATCGGCAGGAAAGTTTGCTGACGCCACAGGTCTTGCCGTTGAGGATGCCTCGCGTTACATTGAAGCCGCTGGTGATATTGGTATTCCAGTTGACGCCGTAGAACAGGCGATTGGTCGTTTGAACAAAACGATTGGTGCTGACCCGGACAAAGTTCGTGACCTTGGCGTAGACCTCGTATACCTGAGGGACGGTTCGTTAGACGTCAACGAAACATTCAAGAACACAATTGACCGTATCAAGGGCATTAAGGACCCAGCCGAAAAAGCCAGAGTTGCCGCTCAGTTACTTGGTAAGGGTTGGCAGTCAATGGCGGAACTGATTGAAGGCGGTTCAGCCGCTTTTCAAAAGAGTCTTGAAAGTGTTTCCGAACAACAAGTAATTTCGGATGAGGAATTGCAAAAGGCTAAAGATTATCGCGCTGCAATGGATGGTCTTAGTGACGCGACAACGAAACTGAAACTTAAAGCAGGTTCAGATTTTATTCCTTTGGCGACTGCCATAGCAAATGGTATTTCTTATGTCATTGACTTAAACGACAAATTTGAAAACCTTTTTAAGGCTCAAGACCCTATTGGTGATGCCGTTGCAAAATTAGAGGAATTTGCAAAGAAAACTCGTGACGCTCGCGACGACACAAATCAGATGCGTGAAGCAATCAAGTCGGCTCGCGTAGATGCACTTTCACCATTCAAAGACAAAGTAGTTGAGGCTACAACGGCGCTCATTAACGCTGATACCGCGTGGAGAGATTTGACTACCAGTCTTGATGAGGCAGTCGCATTAGATAACGCCAAAACAAAACTTGACGAATTAGAAACCGCTGCTGCTCTCGCTTTTGGTACAGGAAGTCAACAGAATGTTGATGACTATGAAGCAAAACTGGCGGAGTTTGCCGGAGTCCTTGAAGGTATCTCGGGCACCATGGACGGCATCTCATCCAAAGAAATCCTGTTCAAGTTCAAAACTGAAGGTTCGGCGGCTGCACTCGAATACGCCAGTTATCTTGCCCGTGGTGCAGAATACGGCGGTCTTAGCCCTGAGGACGCGCTAGGTCTCGCTGGAATCTCTACATTGCCCGCTCGCGCTATGGGCGGTCCAGTCAGCCCGTCTGGTGGTCCGTACATTGTTGGTGAGCGCGGTCCTGAACTGTTCACACCGGGTACGTCTGGAAGTATCACCCCAAACAACGCGCTAGGTGGCGGTGCCAATATCACGGTCAATGTCAACGGCGGAGACCCGAATCAGGTGGTGGCCGCAATCCAACGGTGGGTACGTGACAACGGTGCCGTACCAATGACTACAACAACTGCGATCCGCCGATGACCATCAACACTTCTTGGAAAGTTGAAATTGGTTTACTTGCTAGCAAAACCAATTTCACCAGTCGAGTGATGAGCATGAACATTGACCAGTCGGTTGATGTAAATGTGGTGGGCCGTGGGCAGTGCACAATCACTTTGTTAAACGAGGACGGTGCGTTGACACCCGGTGGCGGTGGAACTTACACGTCAGCGGATTGGTTTGCTATGGGCGTGTTTGTTACGGCCTTAACAAATACAGGTGGTTCTGACACAGAAACTGTTGTCTTTCATGGTGTAGTCACCGATTTTGATTTGATTGATAACGGCGTGTTTTCAACCGTGACAATTACTGCATTAGATGGTCTTACAATTGTCGGAAAAACTGCAGTTTTAACAGACATACCGTTAAGTGGAAGCACTGATTATGGTTCTTTGATGAACGTTGCAATTGGTGATGCTCGATATCAATTGAATTATTTAAAATTAGGCAAATCTACGGCAATAGGTGTATACAACGATTTAACGGTTGATGGGCCTTTTTCAGGTTATGCCGCATTGACAAACGTCTATGCGCTTAACCAGTCCTATAGCACTTACGCAGATTTGTTACAAACGACGGTAGTTCCTTCGGTTAATGATGTTGTTTATGCAACAAAAATTTTAGTTAATGGAACTAGAGCCGATTATTATTTGAATATTACTCCAGTGACAATGACACCAAGTTCAACCAATCGGAACGATTTTGAGTTTGATCCATCAGCATCTCTATCAGGTTCAAAATTGCCGTTTGATATTGAGGGATTTACGCAGTCTTTCAATAATGATGAATTGATGACCCAAGTAAATATTAAAGGTAATTTTCCTAGCGCAACGACTAGCAATGCAGTATCTGGTGATATTGGAACTTATGGTAGCCGCAACGTTCAGTACACCAATACTTTTGTTTTTAATCAGACCGCTTCCGACGCAATGGCAAACAATTTGATAAATCGTTTTTCAAATGTCAAGTTTGTTCCAGCTTCATTGGGAATTTCTGCCAAACAAGTTAAGGCTTATGCAGCCGACGCTGCACATTCAAAATGGTACAAACTGTTGGGTATTGAGACTGGTTTGTGGCAGAAATGCAAGATTACGTGGACTGGTTCAGGAGCTGCGTCACAAACTAAATATTCAATCATTAAGGGTCGGAGTATTAATGTGACTCCTGATAACACTTATGTGTCTTTGCGTCTTGCTGATTGGGTAAATAATCATTCGTTTATTTTGGATACTGATTCGCTTGATCAGGATCGTTTAGGTTAAAGGAGAAAAATTATGGCTGTCAACCCAAACACAGACTTCTCGTCGGGCGCAGTCCTGACAGCGGCGCAGCAGAACCGTTTCCCTCGTGGAATCATGGCGTACAACACCGCTACTGGCACAGATTCGACTATCACCGTTGAGGAAATACAAATTACTGCACCAGCGTTTACGGCAGTAGCAAACCGTCTATACCGAATCATCTATTATGAACCCGGATTTGGTTCAAGTACTCCTGCCGCAATGATTATGAGAGTACGACTAACAAACGTTACTGGCGGAATCCAACAGGAAGCAATTATCGAAAACACAGGCGCACAACAGACAAACGGTATTTTAATTGGGTACTCAACTTTTGCTGCTGGTTCTACTGTTCTTGTCGCAACACTGCAAACCAACGCTGGTACAGGTTCCGCCAACCGTTCAGGTGTCAAGTTTGCAATACTTAGCGTGGAGGATGTAGGACCAATATGATCGTTTACATTGGCGGAGATACCGCTCAAGAACAAACAACAAACTGCAGGCTTGTTATCAAATACGAACTGTCTAATTCTGATTGGACACAAATACCAAACAACCCGTTGACCCCTGAATACTCTGCGGAATGGGCGGTGTACCGCCAAGAGTTGCGTGACTTCATGTCAACTTGGACACCTTCAAACGAAGCCGACCTACCAAACCCACCACTGCCATGAAAACGCTAGCCATTGTCGCAGGTCTCGCCATCGTGCTCATGTTCGTCGTCACTGGATGCACTGACCGCACTCGAGACACCTGCGAAACTAAACCCACAGCCACAAGGTGCGACCAATGAAACGCCTAACCAACTCCGAAGTCAAAGCCCGACTAATACTCATCGTAGGCATCTCACTAGCCGTCGCTTTCCTAGGATCAACCGCAGCTCTTCTCTACGGACTCCTATTCGTCGTCCAGCCACTAGACGTCAGCCCAAACGACGAAAGTGCTTGGGCCCTACTCTCACCCATGATGCTGTTCCTTACCGGGGCACTATCTGGAATACTTGCCTCTAACGGCCTCAAAGACAAGGAACACAAAGATGACCAGCACTAATTACCCAGTGTTACCGATAGTGATGCCGTCAGACCTTGAAGGTCAAAAGAACGGCGAAATCAAAGCTGCTTTATTACGAGACATCAAAGCACCCAACGGCAAATTGCACAGCCTCGCAGCGACAGCATGGAACGCGCTACAACTTGCCGCATACTTTGACGGCATTGAACTTAAGCACGTCGGCGCATACCGCCCGCTTGCCCAACAAGTTGCATTGTTCAACACTCGATATGAAGACAAACCAAACTTTCGCAAGCCTCAAGTAACCCGCAAATATGACGGCAAAGTGTGGTGGCTAAAGCAAGGTTTCGCACCAGCAGGCACACCCGGCACAAGTAACCACGGCTGGGGACTCGCCATAGATGTCGCGGATGCATCAGGCAAAAGACTTGAATGGTTACTAGGCGACGGATTCTCCACTAGCAACGCTTTAAAGTTTGGTTTCTCATGGGAAGTCAAATCGGGCGCAAATGCTGAAGCATGGCATATTCGGTATGTTTGCGGAGACACACTGCCACAAGCCGTCCTAGAGGCAATTAAGGCTTTCCCCACACTTGACGCTCGGTGACTTGACTTTCGGCTTGGGAGTCGGTCTAATGACTGACAACCAAGTGCGTCCCGTAATAGCGGGACCCCGACCGCAGGAGGAAAGCAATGCAACAATCCCTTTTTGACGTTCTCGAAGTTCCAGCCGAGAAACTCAAATACGAAGCCTTTAAAGAGGCGAACCCGTGGGTCATGCCCGCACTACTTGAGATGGTGTACAAACTCCACATCCAAGGCCACACTCATTACGGCATAGCAGCTCTTGTTGAAGTCCTGCGTTATAAGCACGCAACAACTAACGACCCA